AACGTGTGGACCGTTTCTTAGTTGGTAGATTAGGGCGTCCATCCCGTGAGCAGAGATTTGAGAATAGAATGGAAAGTTTGCGGCTTGGTACGAAGGCTGCGATGGCGACAGGACTTTTCATAGTTGGCACCGGTAAGGGACGCGCGGGTAGCGTCGCTGTTAAAACCGGACAGAAGGCAATCTTACGTAGTGGCGCCACTACAGGTCAGATTGTGCAGGGTGTAAGAACATGGAATTACGGTATGCGTCTTAGGCGCCACGGTCGTATTCTTCAGGGCGCAGGCCTAGCGACTGGATTTATTCGGTTCTAGGATTACAAGAGTTGGTGCAGCTTGTATGGTCAACAAAACGCACCGACTATTCCTCTTCTTCGATCGGTAGTTTGTAATCAAATATGCCTGCAGACTGTGCATCCTTCAATGCTTGCCATGTATCCATTATTTTTTTGGAATGGGTGAAGAATGCTTTAGGATGAGAAGCAGCGATTTGGTATGGTGTCATTCCTGTGAGGAGGCACTCCAACGCTGTGGCGCTATCTGATTTCCTTTCTTTGACGCTCCCTCGGATGTCTGAAATCCATGTGCCACAGGACCATGGGCCTGCTACTCTATGCTTGGAATTTCCTTTCCAATTTTTTGAGATGCAATAGTTACGCGCGTCGGCTCGCGAGCCTTCGCGTATTTCTAAGTGCATGCTAGGATAGCCGAGATGTTTCTTAACCTCGCTCATTCGGTACGAGCGTTTGAATTCTGTGTATCCTTGAAGATGGATTCTACCGCCGATACCGTCCGGTCGTTCCGCTTGGCAGCATGAATATCTTATGGACTTTACATTAAAGATCGTTCGTGCGGTGGCCTCTGCCTCTTCAATAGAGGCGTCATTGGCCAACCACAGAGTCCAACACCAATGTCTTCTCTGTGGGTTCATGTGACCACTTCACATGTGGATGTATACGCCATCTAGCGTTATTATTGCTGCTAGGTGTGTTCGTCCGTCCATATTCCTTAGAGTCTTTGCGAAGTCAGACTTGACAACTCTAAAGCTGAATTCAACTTCATCGTTAGTGACCACGACATATGTGTCCAAGGGCATTCGTTGGCATAGGCTTGCTAATTTATGGGCTGGGTATTTGTCCATGATACTCCGAAGGGGTGTTTGGCTATAAACCCATCGGAATTCTTTGATTCCTGTAGTCGATAGCGTAGCGCAGCGAATCCACCATTATCCCCCGCGGCCCCCCTAGGGGGTATGGGGGATCAGCGCGGCACGCTAAAAGCGCCCCTCTGGCGCTGGAAGAGAGCGGGGGGAAGTCGGAATCGGCTCTAGTATTACCCCCCCGCAATAACAGTTAACAAACGGCCTTATTGGGTCTGTGTGACTGTTTTAAGCCATGTAAGCAAATGTTAATGTTAACAAACATATGTTTATAGACCATCGGTAGTATGGTATTTTATGGCTAAGAAGCGAAAGGCGAAGAGATTTAAGAGGGAAATACCTGTGCAGAATGTTGCGAATACAGGACCGTTGGGGGCCGTGGGAGCTGGTTCGTCAGGAACATGGTATTTTAACTGTGCCCATATAATGAGTATGTTAAACCGTAAAGCATTTCATCAAATCACTAGATCTGGACATCTCAAAACCTATGGTGTTGAGGTTCAGGTATTTAATATGGTTAACGGTAGCTCTGGAATCTATGGCGCGCCGCTAGGTTATCCTACTTATAATGCGGTGCGTGCTTGGCATTTCGCTAGAAAAGAGAGGTATGAAGAGGCAGGGTTTTCATTATCTGATTTGGGATATGGAGAGCGTTTTAGGTTCGCATTAGATAAGGTTATGTCTGATCTGAACCAGTCGACTAGTACGACTATGCTTAGACCCTCGCATCTTGATAATACTGTTGATGAGTCCGGTGAGTGGGACTGGTCTGATGTTATAGTCACGCCGCCTGTAAATCCTACTGATACCGGTGGTATTGAGGCTGAGGATTTAAGTAACTCATTTATCCTCCATCTGACAGGCGACCATACGGCGGCTACAGGTGCAGGAGGAGAAACGTTCCGATATACTCATGTTGGGATTATTCAATCGTGGACTGAGAATAGACGTGGTTGGGCTGCCCCATCTGCGGAAGAAGCTATCCAACCAGTGAACCCGCTAGCGTTTGCGCGTCTTAGTGAGACATCTAGTTATGAGCTCACTGCGGAAGTTACGGACGAACAGAAACAGAGTCCTCCTTATTCTAATACTGACGATGACGACGCTGAGAGCGTTTTTGCCGCTCTTCAAGTCCTCGGTCAGTTGGAAACTAAATTTCCTAATCCTACAACGAATAATGATATGGTTATTTTACCCGGAGGCGTCGGGAAGATTATAGTAACTAATAATGACTCTGCTTCGTCATACCCGATGATATCTCTACGGATCTATGAGTTGGATTGATGGACGATAATGAGAAAACGGCTATACAGGACTTGTTGAAGACGGTTCGGATAGGTATTCTGGTGTTAGCGATTATCGGGGGATATTTACAAAAAGATCTGCTCATTGGGGTTTTATGATGTCTGATTATTTATTTGGGAAGCATCATGAACGTGTGGACCGTTTCTTAGTTGGTAGATTAGGGCGTCCATCCCGTGAGCAGAGATTTGAGAATAGAATGGAAAGTTTGCGGCTTGGTACGAAGGCTG